CGGCATCATTGGCCCCGCGTTTTACGCCGTCGAAGAATGGCTTGGTGGCGTCTTCGCCGCCAAAGCCGCCACCCGTGGTGTACTGTCCACCACCGCCGCCGCGTTGCAGCCATTCATCTTTGCTGATGGCTTGATTGACGCCAAACTGCTCCTTGTAGGCTTGCAGGTCGCCCAGCGCGATACGGACTTGTTTGATGATTTCCAGGATCTTTCCCCAACCGCTAATCTCCAAGGTCACAAACTTGGCGAATGGATCGAGAATGGAATCCAGGTTCTTGGCGATGTTAGATAAGGCTTCCGCTAACTCTTTTGACGCACCACTTGCCTGATCCGTCTGCCCGACATACTGAGTCAACGCATTCTGAATTTGCTGGAATGCGCCCGATACCGTGACCGGCATCGTCGTGTATTCGCGCTTGATAGCATCAGACTGCGAGAGGATGGCGTTGACGACCTTATCAGCGGTCAGCTCGCCCTGTGCGGCTATTTCGCGCAGGGAGCCTATCGGCACGTTGAGGCCATCAGCCAGGGCTTTGGCCAGCCGTGGCGCGTTTTCCATCATCGAGTTGAACTCGTCGCCCCGAAGGACGCCGGAGCCGATGGCCTGCGAGAATTGCAGGATGCCTGCTGCCGCACTGGAAGCGTCGGCACCAGAGATGCGGATGGTTTTGCCCACCAGGTCGGTGATGGCCAGGGTGTCTTTCTGAGACCGCCCCAGATCCCGCATCGACGTGGCCAGCCGCGAATAAAGCTGCACAGTTTCAGCCAACGGGGTCATATTCTGCTGGCTGAGTTCGAAAAGCTTAGACTGAGCTTGAGCAAACTCTTGGGCAGAACCAGACACAAGCTTGAGCTTTGCAACGATGCCGGAATAGGCATCAGCCATGCGGGTCAGTTCACGTGCGCCGCTCCAGGCCGCTTGCGCTGAAGCCAGAGCAATGAAGGCCTTACGCGCGGTATCCAGCTGGCTGCTGATGGACTCGACGCCTTTGCGGGTAGCGCTGAATCCTGAGTTGAGCTTATTGGCTGAATCCTGCCCAGCCTTGCCAAGCGTTGACAGGCGATTAGTGACATCCGTAATCTCAGCTTTGACCTTGCCGCTGCCGTCAGTGGTTAACTGAATGCCGACTTGTAACTTATTCATGCTATGTCACGCCTTTTTTCAATCGTTACCGTGATGGCCTGGTCAGGTCTGTTCATCGTGCTGGGCGGTCAATTCGTCATTGGCATGAGTCTTATCGGTGCTGCCGGCCTGCTCTGGTGGATCGCTTTTATTGGTTGGGGCCTGCAATGACCAGCTACCGTTCGCTAACCGCCTGACACTCCGCACAGCGGACGGCATACGGAAAAATCTTCAGCCGCCCGGGGTCAATGTCATCGCCGCAATCGACGCATTCTCCAGAGACCCGACCGGGCTTCAGTGGGGCCTGTTTGTCTGGCTGCGGCCGTCCCGCATAAACCCGCATGGCGGCTTCGAGATATTCCTGAGCCTGGTCCGCGCTATCCGCCATCACTTGTGCCCAAACCATGCAGCCAGCTTGTCCATACCGAACAAGCTGATGGCCGCAATGACCGTCGCGATAAACCATTTGGCGGTCCGGCTCATCTGGGCCAGGTTCTTTAGCTCCCTGACCTCATCCAGCGTCAGCTTGTCGCTGGTATCGACGACCTTCAGGTGCTCGTCGTCGCTCATTTTGGTGCGACGGTGTTGCGCTTGAAAAAGACGCCCACCAAGCCCGCCATGGCCATGCCGGCGGTAATGATGGCGGTTTGCTGATCGGGGTCCAGCTGCACGCCAACAGCCGTCAGAATGAAGATCAATCCGCGCCAAGTAGACGCTTCGCCTAGGGCAATACCAATTTTGTCCAACATGTCACCCTCCTACGACGACAAAAAACACAATCAGAAAAATGAATGCCGGAATGCACAGCAAGCCTGTCAGTACGGCAATCTCAACCACTTCGTTGGGGGCTGGCTTCATCGCGGAAGCTGCCAGTGAGGCCCATCCTTAAAGGAAGTCCAGTCCCCGCCCCAGGTGACTTTCACGCCCAGCTCTTGCGCGACCTGCTTAATAACCGGTGCCAGTTGGTGGTAATACGTCCAGTCCCAGGTCACCTTGCCGTCGACCAAGGGAGCAATGTCCACCGCATGGCCCGTTAGGTGGTAGCTGTTCATGGTTTTGCTGGCCCCTTTGGCGACCAGTTGTTTCTGTCTTTCTTTGGACCGCAACCCCTCGAGCACGGTGAAATCGATCGGGCTGCGCTGAATGGCGGCTTCCACCACGCGCACCAGGTCCGGGTGTACGCCATGAAGTCTCGCGCGGGAGGTGGCGCCCAAACGAAAGCCCGCGACTGGCTGAGCGGGAGCGGATGCTGAGAGGCGATCCCGTATCGACTTGAGGTCGGGATGGTCTTTCAGTAGATCGAGCAGATCGTCAACTTCCTGCGGATTTAAGGTCAGCGTGGTCACGGCGTCTCCTGATTGCTGGTCTTGTTTAAAATCGGCAAAGCCGCTATTTCCATCACTTGAAGCCCATGAAATATCGCGTCGGCCTTTTTCTGGTAGCCATAGCGACGAATAACGATCTCAGCCGCCTGGTAATCCAGGCCGTGATACCTGAGTTCCCCGCTCATTCCTGCGTATTCCTTCTTCCATTGGGTGGAAAGCCCGCACCAGCAATGCCATGTGTCGATGTTTTCCCACCAGACTTCCAGCGTCTCGTCTTCCTCTCGCTGATCCAGGTCTTCTGCAATGCCGGGATCGCCACCAAAGGCCCTTATCTGCTTGGCGATGTCGGATTTTTCGTCTTCCGTTAGTTGACGCGGCGCGGGAGCAGCCCAGGCCCGCGCCAGGTCGATTAGTTTTTTCTTGCCAGCTCGCCGGTAATGTTGGCTTTGGCGGCTTCAAATATCGCGTTGAGGAAGGCCGGGTAGCTGTCGATCATGGCGATCATGTTGTCGCGCGTCAGTGGGAACTCCTCTCCTGAGGGGCCCTGAATGTTCCATCCGGTCACGACCTGCAATGCCTGGTCTGCGTTTAGCTCCAGCTGCTCTTCAGCGGACAGCTTAATCGGCTCGCCATCGTCATCTTTTGGTGTTTCATGGGCGGTCAGGGCCGCGTCCAGGCCTTTGCGCGTCAGTCGCTTGAACTCCATTTCGATAGAGTGACGGATGGTCCGGCCGTTTTCGTCAAAATCCTTGAAGCTGACGTGCGTTTTAAATGTGTTGGATTTCGGTTGAATTCTGAATGCGGGCATGAGTGCTTCCTTATCTGTCAGTTAATAAATTTGGTCCCGTCAGTTTCGCCAGCGGACGGGGGCGCTGTGACAGCCCGGGGCGAGGCCAGGGCGCGATCGTTTGCCTGTCAGCGCGTGATCATCATTTGAAGGTGATTACGATTTCGTCATTGCCCGTATCGGGTTCAAACACCAGCGGGACCGAGTACATCCACACGCCATCCGAGTCGTTATTGCTCGGCGGGCTCAGGGTGACTTTTGGGCAATCAATCTGGACGATGCTGCCGGCAGCCGTGCCATGAATGATCTGCAGCGCACCAGACTCTCGGCTGCGCGCCGCTTCGATCCAGTTTTTGGTTGCGATGCTGGTCGCTTCAAACACGATCGTGCCGGACGTTGCGCGCTGGGTAATCTCCACGGCCGGATCGCACCCGGGCAGGTCGCGGAAGACCAGGTTGTTGGCGATATCGATATTCAGCGATTCCATGCACAAGGTTTCGCCAAAGAGGGTGATCGTCGGAGTATTGGTGCTATTGGGGCCCAGCGGATCTTGAAAACCGGAGAAGTCCGGGGTCAGTGCCGCGGCATCGCTAGGGGCGGCATAAATGCCCATGAAGTTGAAGTTCAACTTGGGAATGGCGCCTCTGGCGATATTGATGCCGAATGAGCCGCGACAACCGGTGGAGCGCTGGAACACACCATCCATGTTCACTTCCGCCGTGCAGCTATCAAAGCTGTCAGAGACCGGCGAATACGCTGCACTGGTGCCGGCGGTGATGTCTTCTGCAAAGCCGCAAGCCATCATCAGATCGCCATACACGGGTCGCGTGCCTGCCGTGCCGGAGGACTGCAGCTCAAGCTCAAAATTAAACTCGGTATGCTGATCCAGCTGGATGCTGGAGCTGTTGCCAAGATAAGGGCGGATGTGATCCCGGTTGGCCGTATTTCCGGCCAACCAGGTATGCGTCAATGCTTGCAGCAAAATTGCATTGGCGCCGGCGACCGTTGGAGCCGTCCCATAGACGGACTCCTTTTTCATCGCCAGCACAACATTACGGGTACGTTTAGCCATTTAAGGTGCCTCCTTCATTGGCGTCAGGTTCAAGGGGAACGGCCTCTGCCAGCGATTCGGTGTCAGGGTCCGCGGCAGCGGAATCAGTGGGCCCACAGCAAGGAGCAGAGGGCGCTGTTGCGGGCGTCACCAGCGTGCGGACGCCGGTGGTCGGATCAATCATGTAACTTCCGCCGACGCCACGCGGGGCAGATTCGCCCGACATGGGAGCCGACGAAGTGATGAATGAGGTTTTGCTTTTGGCCATAGCGCTCTCGCATCAGGTAAGTAAATAACGGGTCATGTAGCGGTCTTCCCAGATCAGGTCCTGGTCAATCACTTCTTCGGACTGTCCGCCGACAAATCGCACGTCATCGCGGGCGCCTTCAGGCATCCAGGTCTTAAGGGCTGCATGAATGGCGGATCGCGTTGCCTGCAGCGTGCTGAAACGCTGTTCGGTGGTGCCGGTCGCGCGGACCACGATCAGCACGGACAGCGTGGCAATGACCACCTGACGGGGGTTGAGCACTTCGTAGCCCTCGCCCGCCGTGTCGCGGTAGGGGTAGACGTAGGCCGCCGGCAGTGCGTCCCAGCCACCGGCATCTCGGATAAACTGGGCGATGTCATAAACCCGGTTAGAAAGCAGCGGAACTTCGGTCCTCAGTCGCTCAATCCAGGGTTGGTGATCGATCATGTCCGGCACTCCAGCGCGGTCATGCCGCCGTCATCCGGCCAAGCCTGAGTGACCCGGTAAGTGCGGTTACTGATGGCCACCGTGCTGCCCTTGCCGATGCCATGATCGGCAATGTCAGTGGTCCGCAGCTGAATCCGCAGATCTTCGCCACCCATGACGGAAGCCAGCATGGCGCCTTGCGGTGCATTGCGAGTGCTGACCGGTCCGGTGGGCCGAGTGACAATGCCGGTGACGCCATGCAGCACCCCTGACACGGTGAAGGTCAGCCATTCGCCGAACTCCTCGAGGCAGGCGGTATTGAGATTCGTGGTATCCATCACTTCAGCTTCAGTCGGCGTGCGACTTGCTTTTGAAATTCGGCAGAGAACCAGGGACCGACCATGCCCTGGACCCGTGCGGCAATGACCGGCGCAATCGGCGCGGCGACCCGCTCTTCCGTGATGGGTTGCTTGACCTTGCCTATGTAGTTGCCTTTGGTCATGGCGCGCTTGTCACCTTCGCGTCGATAAATGCCCAGATGCCCGGTCCAGAGCCGAGCCAGGAAGCTGCCGGGAAACAGGTAACTGCGAGCGCTGGCGCCCCAGTCTGCCTGCTTCAGCTGGCCCAAATAACTGGCCTTGACCGGGTTGTAGCCGATCCAGACCAGCGCGGTGCCTAATGGCATGCGTCGTGCCAGCTTTACGCGGTGCACTGACCAAAGCTTTCTGGGAATATCGGTTTCGCTGGAGATCTGCCGCTCTACCTCGCGCTCGGCCTTGCGTGCCACCGCCTTTACGGCGGAGCGCGTAGCGCGATTCAACAGCCCGGGCGCCGCATCAAACTGCGCCACGGTGCTGTCGAGGTTTGTGACAGAGATCTTGATCACGGTCGGTGTTTAAGCGACGGTGCCGGGGGTGCCAGTGAAGATGACATCGAAGCTGGTGACGCCGTTACCTGCCGCTTCGGCAGCCACTGCAGCTGCGCCAGTGACATCGCCCGTGGCCGGAGTCGCGGCGTTGTCATCGAATGCGCCCGCAGACACATCCCAGGTCAGGCTTTCGCCCTGTGCAATGACCGCACCGGAGACCTTGGGGACGGTGTAAACGCCCTTGATCGCGACGCTTCCGGTCTCGCCATTGGCGATATCGACCAGGGCCACGCCCAGAATCTGGCCAATCTTTACCACGGCGCCGGCAGAGATGTTGGACCCGGCGGTGTACTGGATGACCTCGCCTTCTTGTACGTAATTAGTAGCCATGTGAATTCCTCAGTTGGGGTGGGCGGCCGAAGCCGCCCGGGTAAATTAAGCGGTGCCGGCGTTGGTGACGGCGCCACGGTAGTCAATGGCAGAGACACCGAAGTCGAGGCGAACCTTCCAGGCCGCGCCATCCACGTCGAAGCCGTCCTTCATTTCCAGGTACGGGGTCTGATTGCCGTCGAGGAACGAGACCTCGATGACCGGTGCCCGCATCGGGTTGGCAAAGACATAACGACGCGTGCCGCTGATGCGCTGGCTGTCTACGATGTCGCTGAACAGGCCGTTGACCATATTCGGCTTCTGCAGCTTGTTGGCGGTATCGGGGTCATACACGGCGGCATTGATGGTGCGTGCGGTGCCACCAAGCGCGATCGGGACCAGCAACACATCGGGGCGAAGGTCGAGGTAATCGTTACCACCCACGTCCATCTGCAGCGCCATGGCCACGCGGTCGGCATCGATCGCAGCCATGCTCAACGCGGCAGCGGTGCTGATGTTGCTGTGATTGGCGTGGAACAGCGTGTAGCCGTCGGCCATGGTCGGGCCAAGGCCAGAGTGCTCAGCCAGCAGGCTGTAAACCGCCGCTTCGATAGTGCGGGCAGCGGCGCGGCCAAGGCTGGCTGACAGACCAATGAAGGCACCCAGGTCATCATTGATGATGGCCTGACGCGACAGGTTGATGATGTTGCCCTTGGTGTCGACCTGAACGCTGGACTTCTCGCCATCTGGAATCGTCTTGTTACGGAACTCACCCAGCTCGTTGACGCTTTCCAGATTGGACAGGCTGCCAACGCGATAGCGGTTGTGCGCGCGGAAGTCAGACACGCTGCCCGTGACGCAGAAGCGGTTCCAGGTCAGTGCCGTAGTGCCGTAAGCGGCCTGCAGGGCTTTGTGCATGGTGTTTTCCAGCAGCACCGGGAAATCACTGGTGCTCTGGGTGAAGGCGGCACCCACCAGCTGCAGCTGGCTCATGCCTTCGGTCTTGATGCCGGCACGCTCCAGGCTGGCCCGGGCGATATCGGTCAGGCGAGAGCCGCGGAAGGGGTTCTGGCCAATTTCGGCGCGAACCTTGGCATCTTTCTCGATGCCCGCACGAACCAGAATGGCTTCAGAAGCCGCCGCGCGGAATTTATCGGCGGAATCTTCGCCGGCCTCGATGCGGGGGCTTTTGGCGATCGGTTCAGCCCCCTCAGCCAGCTTGGCCAGTAGTTTGGCGCTGACGGTATCCAATGGCATGGACGGATCGTCCAGGCACTCGGCCTCCAGTTCGCTCATACCTTCGCGGCCAGCAAATGGCTTGAACATATTGCGAACTTCGGTAGTGCGGGCCTTGATTGCTTCAAATGCCTTGGNTTGCGCGGCGGCTTCAATGCTGGCGACGTTAACGGGTGCAGGGTTTTCCGCGCCCTTGGGGGTTTCAGTGGTCATAGATGACTCCTGTTGAGAGCCGCGGAAGGGGTTCTGGCCAATTTCGGCGCGAACCTTGGCATCTTTCTCGATGCCCGCACGAACCAGAATGGCTTCAGAAG